TCGTCATTAAGCTGTTCAGCGAATACTGGATCAACAACAACCCAACGTCCATCACGGTCAACATTTTGCTGATCGAGTAAACGAGCCATACGGTTTAGAACTTCCAAAGGAGTTGCTTCACCAGTAGATCCGTCAGGATGTAGGGCTATTGAGTCGGTAGCAGCACCACCAGAAACAAAACTGTCACGAGCAATTAACATAGAAGCTAGTAAACCGTTAGCAGCTGCTCCTGCAATAGGATCAGTACCAGATTTATCAGCAGCTACTCTAGCGGTTCCAGCATTAGCACTAAGCGTAGCTTGTTTGAAACCTGTCAAGTAACCTAGAACTTCTTGGTCAAATTGATCTTTTAGACGATAGCCAGCACGATCACTAGCCATTGACTCAAAGTTTATATGAGAATGAGCTTCCTCAATGTCATCGATTTTAAAAGCAAAGTAGTTAGCTTTATCAACGACTAGAGTAAAGTCATCGTCTTGTAGGTCTTGAGGAGTTACTTGCGTACCCCTTGCATATTCAGAAATTGTTATTTCTGGTTCTTTAATGATACGCACTGTATCACCAAAATTAGATATCTCACCAAAGTAATCACTGTTGGTTATATCTTCACAAACACTGTTCTTACGGAAAGCTGATTGTACCTTCTTACTGTAAATTACAGGAGAGAAGTTACCATTAGGTAGATTTCCATAACCAGTTGCAGTCTTAAAAGCCATTGGTTATCTCCTTTCGGCTATTACGAAACGAGCCAACTTTGACAGTTTCAAGGCTACATCTTTAGGGTGAGGATAATCCTGGCCTAACGATTGTAGGTAGTTGATATGTTTAGAGTTAGCATAAACAGGAGGTTGTCTATAAAAGAGGCTCCTAGAAAGAACTAGCCAATGTTTTAATCATCAGCTAGTTTTATAATTGTATATAGTATATCACATTTAAATTAATTTGTCAAGTACTTTATCTTGCTCCACCAGTTAAATCGTATACAAATGTACCTTCTCTAACGGAAGTTTGGATATCTTCTTCATATCTATCCCAATCTTTACCTGATAAACCTTTAACTCTAGATTCTGACCACACATTTCTATTGGTTGCTGTAGGTTCATCTGATCGTTTGGTATTTGATACGGACTTAGCTGCTTCCTTTGTATCTTTCTTAGTAACCTTTTTAGTTTCTAACTTATACAAATCAATTGCTTTTGCAGCTGCTAAATGGTCTGTGTCATTTTCATACAGAGCAGATTGTATCCACTTAGGTTGTTCTGTTACCCATTGATGAAACTCTTCACTCATCCTTAAATCTATATAATCAGGATGTAGTTTAGATAATTCATTTTCTGCCTTTTCTACCTGAACCTTTGTCTGCATTTCATCTACGTATTTAAGTTTTTCTTCTACATCTTTACGAGCTTCTAATGCTTTCTTGGTTGCAATAGTTTCTACTATCTTAGCAACATCTGGATATTTTTCAGACCATTCTTCTAGTTCTTCATCAGTCTTAGGCAATTTTACTTGTTTACGTGTAAGACTTTCTACTTGTTGTTGAAGCTTACGTAACTCTCCTGTATGTTGCTCTTGTATCTGCTGAGTGTGTCTCCTGAGATCTCCATACCTTTTCTTAAATGTTTTTTCTTCAGGATTTAAATCTTCTTCTTGTTCTTCTGTTACTTCTGGCTCTTGTTGATTGCGTTGAGCCTCTAGTTCTTCTATTTCTTTATCTACTTCTTCTATAGATTCTCTTTTATAACGATTATTTATTGGGGCAGTTTTAACTTCTTCTTGTATCATTTCCATTTTTATTTACTTTCTTTTCGGGGCTACTAGTAGCTTCTCACCATAAGAAGGGTAGTAGGTAGCCATCTAAATAGTATCAGGTAGATACTACATTACTTTTGAGAACAAATCCAACTCCTGGTATAAATTCATACTCACTCATAAGTCCAGCAACTTCTTTTGTAACTTCTTGTTTCTTTTCTTTTTCTCCTATAGTTTTAGCTTCTCCATCCGTAGCTTGTTGACCTGATGGTTCATCTCTAGTTTCATCAGGAGTTCCAGGTGCTTTATCTGCAATCTCACTAAGACTATCTACTAAACCACTAGCTGTTTCACTTACTCCAGAACTAACACCACCAAATACATCAGTTATTCCACCAAATACATCTCCAATTCCTGCCATTTCTGCTGTTGTCTGTCTACCAGTTGCAGAGTTTACAACATCACCTAAAGCTATTGCAGCTGCTATTGCAGGACTTATAGCACTCATTAATCCTGCTGCTATACCAACACCTTGAGTTATACCAGGATTTTGTGTTTGAAATCCTTGTTCGGTCTGAGCATTCAAGCCCATTTGTGCATTTGTAGGATTATTAGCGTGTCTAGCTTCTGCTACTGCATCAACAAAACCTGCTATATCTTCTTGTTTTTCTAATTGTTCTGGAGTTATTCCATAAGATCTAGCTTTATTAGCTGTTGCAATATCTACTGTATCAAATACGTCTACACCAAAAGGATCAAAACCTTTATCATTAGATGTGGGATCATTTTGAGTTGCCCCTGGACCTGTTGTTGCTGATGGGTCATCAGGAGAACCATCAGCACCTACACCACCTGACCCATCTTCTGCTGCATTAGGACTGTCAGAGGTATCATCAGCACCACTAACTCCCCCTACAGCTAACATCTTAGGTTCTGGACACATCATACCTTTAGGTGATGCACTAGCTATAATTAATGTAGCACCTTCTTCCATATCATCTGGAGATTCTACATCACCATTCTTTTTAACTTTAGGCATTTCATCATCATCATCTTCAGGCTTACCATTCTCATCTACATTTTCTACAAAACCTAAATCAGCCATTTGCTGTATTTCATCTAATACTGCCTGATGCATTTCAGTAATGTTTTTAAGACCTAAATAATTTACAACATTAGCAGGTAGCACGTATTCACCTTCAGATAACATAGCAGGTATATCATCAGCTACTTGTTCTGGTGTAGCTCCAGGTGGAGGATCAGCTGCATCATCTTCTTTGTCATCATCTACAAAGTCTGCCTCTACCTCACCACCATCTTTTAATAGTTTTTCGGGACTACCATCATGGGGTTTTTCAATATCCATATCTTCTCCTACAGGATCTTTTGGTTCTTCTTCTTTTTCGGGTTCTTCTGCTTCTTCTTCTAATGGTCTATCATCATCAGCACTAAGACTTTTAGAGTTAAACAGATTAGCTATAAATTCTCCTACATCTATTGAGCCTTCTACATCTCTAGGAGGTAGATCTTTTTCTGTTGAGGGTTCTGAAAGAGAAGTTTCTATTTCTTCAGTAGTTAAGATCATATCTTCTATTACAGGTTCTTCTGTTGGTTCTTCTACTTTTTCTTCTTCAAGCATTCTTTCTGTATCATCAACATCACTGCCTACACCATATTCTCCTGGATCTTGTTTAATATTAATTAATTTATTTTTTATTTCTTCAGCAGATAACTTTCCAACATTTTGACCTTTACTAGTTTTTCCTTCTGAATCTGCAATTCCCCTCCAAGTACCATTTAATTCATCTATAACTTTATTAATATTTTCATCTGTTTCACTCATTGCAAAATCTTTTAAGGAAGGTACTCTTTCTTCTATCATTCTAATTGCAATAGCATCTTGAATTTCAGGGGTAAAAAGTTGAGTATCTAAATCTAAATTTAATTTATTAGAAAATTCTTCTAAAACTTTGGTAGCACCAACACCAAAACTATTAGACATAATTTGATACTTACCCATAGCAGATGTAGGTTGTAATTTTCTTCCCTTACTATCTTTTTTATTTTGTGTGGCATTAACTAATTTTCTACCAAAATCTATGACTTCTCTAATTGTCATTTTAGTAGGAGGTTTTTCAGGTACTAAATAACGACCAAAGTATCCAACCATATCATATGGATTTTTTATAATCTTTTTAGCTTTTTTAGATTTAACTAAATTTAAATTATTTGTACCTTCATTTGTAGATATAGTATCTAATGTTTCTTTAATTAAATTATCATATCTCTCTTCACTAGCTAGTTGTGGAAATTGAGGATCTTCAAATCTCATTTCAGAATCTACTGCACGATTTGGATTAAGCATAGGTACTGGGGGAGTTGCCATATTAAGTTCCTTTTAGTATTGTTTGTACTTCTACACGCATAGTTCTTAGCTTTCTAAGCATAGCGATAGCACCTTGCGCTCTGTACAGTTCTACTTCATCATCACTCTGCTCTAGCACACGTAAGGCATCATGCTTCTTACAGTCTAGGTACAAATTAAATAATTCTTCAAAATCTGGTGTATTGACTAACGGTAAAATGTCTCTAGCAGTTTTAACGTCAAGCATTACCACCACCTCCTTGCTGTAGCATAGCCATTAGTTCTGGTGGTATTTGTTGCCCTCCACCTTGAGGTGCTTGTGCCTGTTGTTGTTGCTGTTGTGTTCCTGCATTAGGTCCACCGCCTGTAGCAAATCCTTGTTCTCCTGGTGCTGGTGCTTGACCAGTTCCTATATTACCACCACCTGCACCTGTAGGATCTTGAGCAGGGGCTTGTTCTTGCTGTTGCTGTTGCATCTGTTGTAATAGCAATGCCTGTCTAAATGCTTCTTCAGGATTATTTGTTACCTTATCTACATCCAGATCCATAGTTGCTGCTATCTCACGCATGATGTATGGGAACTTAGCAAAGGGTGCTAGTACAGGACTGCTTGCAATCTGTAAGAAACTAATAAGACGTTGAGATCTAACTTCATTCTTCATAAAGCTTTCAGTGCCTCTAGCTCTTACTTCTAGATCACCACGTATCTCTGGATCAAAATCAAACTGCATATTAAATGCAAACAATGATTCACCTATTGGACGTAACATATAATCATCCATGTTCTTAATCACTGTACGAATAGCATTACTGGCTGCACCCATCAACATAGATATACCTGATGCAGTTCTACCTGTACCCTGCACACCAGTTTGTCCGTATGAGTATGATGGTAATCCTGATGACTCATCTGATAATACTCTAGCTTTATCAAACAACATCATATTTTCACTTGACACGTTTGGAAACTTAGTACCAAATATAGCCTGACCTGGCGCACCACCTTGTCTTCTAAAAATTTTACCTGGATATACTGTAAGATCCTGACCAGGTGCTAGGTTTGTTTCATCTACCTCAATCAATAGATTACCAGATAAAATAGCATTGTCAACTGCTAATCTCATAAAGCCGTTCATTAATGTTTGGGTATCATCCATGTTCTCTGCTAGACCTACACCAAAGAAGCTGTATGGGTTGATCTCATATGGACTTGCAACATAAGGAATACGTTTAGGTACAAATGGATTAATGACTAGACGTATAACTTTATTGTTACACACCCAGCAGTTAATCTGTATCTCATCATCTGGATGATCATCTATCTCTAGATCTTGTTCTTTTATTATCTCTTTATCTACTGTACCCCAGAACTCTAATACTTCAAAGCGTTCTACATCACCACCTTCACCAGCAAACCCATCACCACCAAAGTCTGAAGAGGTATCATTGTCTTCTAGGTTATCTTCCCACCACTCTCTAGAATAGTCTTCACCATCTTTAATAGCATCTTCTATCGCTTTACTTCTAAAGTATGGACGCTTCTTTAATGCTCTAAGTTGTGAACGTGTAAGCTTGTGACGTTCTACTACATAGGTAGCATCTTCCATATTGTGTGCATCTGGATCAGGATAAAAATCCCAAACAGATACGTGTTCTACTTTAGGTACTGTCTTAACTATTGGATCATATTTACCTTCATCATCCCAATTAGGATACTCTTTGTCTAAAGCAAATGGACCTTTCATTACAGCAGTACCAAACAGCACACACTCAAAGCAGGAGAATCTAAGATGTTTAGTGGCAGCAGATTCTTCTAACTGATCACGTATCTTCTTCTCCATCTTTTTGGCTGCAACCATAGCAGGGTGAAATGTAACAGAAGATTGTGTTTGTCCTGGTCCTTCTTTAAGACCTTCTAGATCTCCTAGATCTTCTTCTAGTGGACCTAAACTATCTTTCAATACGCTAGATGTTTGACCTGGTTCTAATTCATTACCATCACCAGGAAAACCATAAACGTCCTGAAACTGTTCCATCATTTTATTTTGTTCTTGTTCTTTAGGGTCTATGTGTACAGTATCTAAAACACCTTCTGGTAATGCCGTTGGCTCTACACCAATAGGAAATCTATTCTGACTAAATAGAACATCTATAATCTGACCATATGCAGCGAGTACTTTTGTTTTAGTTACTTTAATAAATACTCTTGACTTCTCAGTTTCTGTAAATTGTACTTCAGGACCATATACACCTCTGTAATTTCTATATGCCTGTATCCATCTTTCTTCATCAGAGTATCTTTTATTCTTTGCACGTTCAAATCTACCATTGACGTAGCTAACTATATTAGTATATGGAGTATCTTTTGTATCATCTTCTAAAACTAGAATATCATTTTCTTCTGCCATTGTTTTTCCTTTTTGGCTGATTACGTCTATTAGTAGATTTTGGTACAACTTTTAAATTCATCTTACGGTTATCCAGTGGATTACCATTTACGTGATGTACCTCTGATCCTTTAGGAACGCCTACTGTTTTCTTCATAATTCTATTGGCTCTATTTCTAGAAGCCCTTTTAGCTTTCGCTAGTTTACCACCTGCCTTATGTTCTTTTTTGTAATCTCTAGGTTTTTTCATATCAATACCAATGACTATAAACAAACACACCGATGATAAGTACTAATCCAAGTATCATACCAGCGTATGCCCAAAACATCTAATATCCAAACGTAGAATCCGATGCTTGGTAACGGTGTTTAGGTGTATTCTCATACGCTACTCTTATATTCGTAGGTCTAGACATTATCATATACCTTAGTGCATCATACAAATGATCTTCAGACTTAGTATCTACATCTTCAGGGTTTCTGGCATCCACTGGTAATGCTGCTATCTGACTGATCAAATTCTTACAATTCTTTAATATTTTTAATTTAGGCTCATCCGTATCTTCATCAATCATCAATCTTTTATGTAACTCTATCTTACCTGCTACCCTAGATCCTGGTGATCTGTCTGATGGCCTAAATCTACATCCTTCTCTATTCATAGTCTCTGCTATTGATGGACCTACATCACCTCTCTTAGCCCAACACGAACTATCTAGTAATGCATCCTGTATTCTACCATCATCAGCTTCTACTTCCATAATCATCTGACCTAACTTATCTGCTGTCAAACGATTTACATACAACTCTCTATATATCCACAAACATCCATCGTAATCTACTGCACCCCATAATATTGCTGAATGCGCTGCATATCCAAAGTCTGCTGCTCTTATCTTAGTCCATCCATTAGGTATCTCAAAACTATCACACGTATGTATCTCTTTATTAAACTCAGGGAATGCACCTTCATCTACTACATCCCAATCACCATACAGAAACTGTTTACGTTTAACTTCTGGTAGTGATGCCAACATAGCAACATAACTTTGATCTTGTGTGAGATACGGATTATCCCATACTGATGCTGCTATAAACTTTCTTGTTATTTCGCTTGACAGTGTTCTACCATCTAGCTCATACTCTATCTTCTCAGTTATTCTAGTGTTTGGTTCAGCAGGATCTATAAATAACTTCTTAACCCATGCTGATCCTATATTACCTGGATTACCTGTAGCTCTCATATGCAAAGGTATACTAGGATCTGTAGTACGTAACGATGACTTTAAGAACTGCCATATATCTGAATTAGCATATTGTGGTAGCTCATCTATACCAATCCA